GCAACACTGGCTTTTAGCTAGGGGTCTAAAAAATAGTTGTTGACTTATCAACTCCCCCACGCTATAATTCTCATATAAATAAAGGAACAAAAGAAATGTCTAAGTTAAAAAGGGACAAAATAAAATACATACGAGATAAGGCAAAATCCAAGTACGAAAAAGACTCTAGCTGCTATATTTGTGGTGAGAAGGAAAACTTAGATTTTCACCATTATTATACTATGACACCTTTATTAAATAAGTGGCTCGGAGAAAAGCAGAAAGAGCGTCCCGAGCATTACACAGATGAATATATTGTAATTTGGCGTGATGAGTTTATTGAAGACAATCATGGCAAGATATACGACGAGACAGTAACTTTATGTCATCACCATCATTTACAACTCCATAAAATTTATGGTAAAGACCCTAGTTTAGGCACTGCTAAAAAACAGATGCGATGGGTTCAAATTCAAAGAGAGAAGAATGGGCTGGATTAATAAAATATTTGGTAGCGAAGAAGAAAAGCTGAACCCAGCACAACCTTTCTACGACCATAAAACAGAGCCTACTCGTGAGAATACTCTTAGATATGAGCAAGCATACGAGCAGCTTGAAATAGTAAATCGTGGTGTAAACATGATCGTAGATGATGTTTCAGCAGTTAAGACTCGTGTAGGAGATCCTGTCGTAGGTAACTTTAATATTGTAAAAGGTATCAAGCGTTCAAAGGTAAGTAACTTACTTAATCAAGAGCCAAATCCTTACCAAGATATTAGTACTTTTCGCAGAAACCTAATTACAGACTTTATGCTTGACGGCAATATCTTTATATATTTTGATGGTGCTCACTTATATCACCTACCCGCACAGCATATGAATATACATTCTGATGAAGAGACATATGTTAGTCATTATACTTTTAAAGAACGAGTAACCTTTTCTACTGACGAAATTATTCATATTAAAGAAAACTCGTTTTATTCCATCTACAGAGGAGTTTCTCGCCTTAAACCTGCACTTCGTACTATGGTACTTATGATGCGTATGAGAGACTTCCAAGATAACTTTTTTAAAAATGGAGCAGTACCGGGCTTAGTTCTTAAATCTCCAAATACTTTATCAGAAAAAATTAAAGAGCGTATGATTCAATCTTGGTCTATGCGCTACAATCCTGCAGGAGGTGGTCGAAGACCCCTTATCCTAGATGGCGGGATCGAGATCGATAGTATCTCAAATGTAAACTTTAAAGAGTTGGATTTCCAATCGTCAATCGAAGAAAATGAAAAAATTATTTTAAAGGCGTTAGGTGTTCCACCAATTTTATTAGATTCAGGCAATAATGCTAACTTACGACCAAACATGCGTCTTTACTACTTAGAGACAATTATCCCTATCGTAAGAAAACTAAATGAAGGACTTGAGCGTTTCTTCGGCTTTGAGATAGAAGAAGACGTAACAAATATTCCAGCACTTCAGCCTGAATTACGAGACCAATCACAGTATTACTCTGCATTGGTTAACACAGGAATTATCTCACCTAATGAAGCTAGACAGCACTTAGGTTTTGACCCTATCGAAGGGTATGATGATTTAAGAGTCCCTGCCAATATTGCAGGTTCCGCGGCAAATCCTGATGAAGGCGGTCGCCCAGAAGAATCAAACGGAGAAGAATAATATGATACGAGTAAGACAAAAACATAAAATGCTAGATGACATTGGCAACTTTATGTTATCAAAAGGAAAATTAATGGACCAACGTGAGTATGCCTCTTCAGAAGATGCACCAGTACGCTACTCACAGGTCATTGTCTTTTTTGGCACATGGAAACGTATGTTAAACGGCTTACGCCTACATTCTGCGAACTTATATGCTGAAATTGAAAAGGCTCAAAATGCACCGAAAGTTGCGCCCAAGCCTAAGACTGTAGAAAAGCCAAAGCCAGCGCCTGTAAAAACAGCGTCAAAGCCAGTTGCTACGTCTACGGTAAAAAAAGAAGAGAAGTAAGATGAATAAGATTTTTAATCTAACATCTACGCTTAAAGCAGTCGACAATGCCGATGATGGCAGTGTTATTGTTCGCGGTATGGCATCTACGTCAGACTTCGATCGCGCAGGAGATCAAATTCCTGCTGATGCTTGGGCGAAAGGTGGTTTAAATAACTTTGAAAAGAACCCTATTATTCTTTTCAATCACGACTATAATAAACCTATTGGTCGTGCTACTAAGTTACAGGTTACTGAAAATGGACTAGAGATGGAAGCTAAAATTTCTAAATCTGCCCCTGATCACGTAGCTGAACTAGTTAAAGAAGGTATCCTTGGAGCATTTTCTGTCGGCTTCCGAGTCAAGGATGCTGATTACATTAAGGAAACCGACGGAATCTTGGTAAAGGATGCTGAGTTGTTTGAAGTTTCGGTTGTTTCCGTTCCTTGCAATCAAGCAGCTACTTTCTCACTAGCAAAGTCTTTTGACTCAGAATCTGAGTATGAGGCGTATAAAAAATCGTTAATTGATAGTGTTGAGAAAGAATTGGAAGAAGAAATTACTTCTGAAGAATCTGACGAAACACAAAGTACAATGGTCGAAGAGACCATCCAACAGGAGAAAACTATGTCTGAAGTAAACAACACTCCAGAAATCGACTTGGAAGCATTTGCGAAGAAAGTTGCGGCTGATACTGCAGCTCAAATCAAAATGGAACAAGCAAAAGAAAAAGCAGCCGCTCAAAAAGCAGCTGAAGAAGCCGAAGCAGTTAAGTCTGCAGAATTAGCCAAAGAAGCTGAAAAAGCTGAACTACTTAAGCAAGTAGAAGAAATGATGGCAAAGAAAGCTGAAGAAGCAACTGCTGAAAAAGCGGCTTTAGAAGCAGAAGTAGCTGAAAAAGCACAGGAAATCGAAAAAATGCGTGATAGCAAAAAAGTATTCGCTGATCGTGCAGAGAAATCTGACGTATCTGCATGGGGCCAAGAGTTCTTAAAAGCACACTTATTAGGTGTTATGACTCAAAAAGGTATGAACACTGATTTTGCTCAAAATCTACAAGAAAAAGCAGGTATTAGCTATGCTACTTCTGCAGCAGATATTGATCAAGAAGTTTCTTCTTTAATTGAAAAAGAAATTCAACGTGAATTAAAAGTAGCTTCTTTATTCCGTGAAATCACTGTAAACGGTGCTTCTACTATTCTACCAATTCAACCAGATGCAGGCGTAGCCGCATGGCAGTCTGGCGCAGCTACAGCGGGTAACTTAGAAAACCGCGGTGGTACTGGTGGTTATAAGCCTCAGCAAGTAACTCTAACAGCACATCGTTTGATCTCTAGTACTTTCATGGATAACCATATTGATGAAGAAGTATTAATCAACCTTATGCCTATGTTAGTAGAAGGTGTTGCACGTGCACACGCACGCGCAGTAGAGTCAGCTATCTTATTAGGTAATGGCGACACTATCTCCGGTTTAGCAGGTCTTTCAACTGCTGGTACTGACTTAGCTACTACTAGCACTAAGTTAACTGCTGGTGCATTATTAACTGCACGTCAAGCGATGGGCAAATATGGCTTAATGACTGACGAGTTAGTTTATATCGTATCTCATCAAGGTTACTACGACTTATTAGATGATGCTGAATTCCAGACTATCGACGAAGTAGGTTCTGATCTGGCTGTTCGTATCACAGGTACAATCGGCGCAGTATTTGGCGTACCAGTTGTAGTATCTGAAGAATTAGCAGCACCTGCATCAGGTACTGTAGCAGCTTTTGTTGTCAACAAGCGTAACTTCGCTATCCCACGTCTACGTGGTGTAACTGTTGAGCAAGACTATGAAGTAATGGCACAACGTCGTGTTATCGTTGCTACCCAGTCTTTAGGCTTCAACCGTTTAGTTGACGCTGCAGAATCAGCTGTTAAAATCTCTTACGCATAAGCATAAGATAGAGTAACTTAAACCCAGGGGGCTCGCCCCCTGAGTTTTTACTAATAGGTTTATAATATGTCAAAATTAGTTACATTAGAAGAGTATAAAGAACAGGAAGGCATTACTTCTCCTAAAGAAGATGTGCGTCTTGACTATATTATTACATCAGTGAGTCAATTAGTAAAAACTTATTGCGGAAACTCAATCGTAGATTATTACGATACAGAAAAATTAGAAGAAATATCTATAGACTGGCCTACAAGTATAGTTCAGTTAACAGAAAGCCCTTTGCTAGATATAATATCTGTTCAAGAGCGAGATAACTTTAGTGCGCCTTATACTACTTTAACTACTTCGGATTATTACGTAGATAAACTTACAGATAGTATTGTAAGAGTAACTGGATCTAGTTATAAAAACTGGAAAACAGGCCCAGGAGCTGTAAAAGTAACTTACAATGCTGGATACGAAAGCTGTCCAGAAGATTTAAAGCTCGCGGTATATGACCTAGTTACTTACTACTTAAAAGATGAACACAAAGAACGTAGAACTTTACAAGGTGCGACTGTTCAGAATCAGTCAAGTACAACACAGCGTAATAATGTAGCCTTCCCTGATCATATTAAACGTGTGTTGGATCTTTATAAGAACTTCTAATGGCAGTATCTAACTTTAAGGCAAATTTTTCTAATAAACTCTTAGATAAGCTTGAAGTAGAAATGAGACGGAGTGTAGAAAAGCAACGAGGACAGTTGCTTATAATACCTGGCCCA